ACGTAGATGAAGAAGAGGACGACGCACTGAGTTATTTCCAGAAACTCGCTGAAGAGTAAACAATAAGAAAGGGGTCGCAAGACCCCTTTTTTTATTACCCACCCAGTCTTGGGTTATATGCTTTCTTCATAACTTTACTGACGTATTGAGAAGACTTCTTGTACTTCATTGCTCTTTGTAAATCACTCACAACAGTGTTTAAATACAATGGTCGGATAACTCTGATTCTTCTTTTGGCATCATTTACTGACACTTCATGTTGATAGTTAGTCACAGGTTGTACATTACTGTGTCCAATTATTTGTCCAGAATTATCTCTTGCAGTACCAGCTGCATCTATGGTTGCAAGTTCATTCAATATATGCCCTCCACTATATTTTATGACTCTTTGAGAACTAGAATTTAGTTGAGTATATTTGAGTTCAAAATTAGAATCTACTTTCAATCCTTCTGGAACAACAATTCTTCCAGCCCAATCTGTAGATGTAAGAGTCTCATAGTGATGCACTTCTGTTAGTGCCTCTTCACTACCATATTTGTCTAATATGTATTTTCTGAAATCGTAGTCTGTGAGTGGCCATTGATCTCTAATTTTTGTTATATTGTTTGCTATTAATATAACCCAATCAAATCTAGGATCTCCATATAAACTATATGCTAAATGATCTGGTCTGAGATTACCCTTGATATAAAAATCCTCAAAGGAAGTAACTACATTTTCAAAATCATCACGAATTTTTGCTCTTCTGAAGATATTCTTCACAGGAGAATACTCGTCGTTAGAACTCCTTTCTGGCGATCTAGAGACGTATAGTAAATCTGGTAAGTAAGAAAAATAACCTTGCATATTAGTATCCTATCTGTGAGGTGCTGGAATCAAATTGATTGACAGTCTGGACAGCTGTTAAATCACCAGTAACATTACCTTTAGTATCCAACCTGTTATCCAGAGTGCCGCCTGCACCTTGATAATCTGTGTTGTATATAGGTTCTAATTCATTAAATTTGAGTGTCATGGAGTATGCCGTAGGTTGACCTCTTTCATATGCCATCCATTGACCTTCTGGAGTATAATTTATTGATATGTCTGTTAAAGCACAAGCTTTAAACTGGTGCATACCCAAGATGGGTTTGTTACCAGCAGTTTCGTATTTAAGTTTGAATACGTTTGGTGTTCCTAAGAAGTAAGAAGGTCCTCCAGCCAGACCTGTACCTCCTAGTGTGGGATTGTCACCAGAGACTAATTTTGTAGTTTTTCTTGGAGCAGACCATTGCTTGAACGCACGAATAATCATTCTTATGTTGTGGGCTTCTTGATCATCTCTTGGAGTCAGTAACCATTGAAATTCAAAAGATCTCAGAGATACACCACCAAATAGAAGTTCTGTGTTGGAGTTTGCAATGACACCACCAGTTCTCGCCAATATCTGATCTGAACTGATATCAAATCCTCTATCTCCAGCCAACTGACTCATTTTATTTGCAAAGAAATCAGCTCTACCAGACTGTTGAGTTGTTTGTTGGAAGAGAGATTGCATGTTAGCAATACTTGCCTCAAGATCACCAAGACCAACATCCGATAATAGGGATTTGAAAAGAGTATTTTTACCAGCCTTTCTAATAGCATCAAGAGCTTGATTATTCATATTACTCTCTTCCCAGACTCTTTGGTTAGTGTCTTGAATATTATTAGGCATAGGTAATATGATAGGAGCTCCAATCTTCATTCTGAATGGAGATCCCCTTTGAGCACCAACAGCAGCTCCACCAGCTCCATCATTTTTCTTATCTGTTTTTGTAAACTCGGCAGAATATGGAGGTTCATATGTGTAACACTGAATTGTCATATGATCTTGCTGCATAGACAAGTCTTGTGGATACTTTATGGGCGATTTGAAAGAGAGTTCATCATCTCTATCAAAGGAATATTTGATCTTTTCTGATGAACCAGAAAGACCTTTCATATCACTATCAGTGCCGTCAGGCTGTTGATTGAACTCAACTTTTGCTTTTTCTACTGCAAGTTCCTTTCTTAAGTCTTTGAGAGTATTCGCCCATTGCATACTCCGTCTCATATCAGACTTCCTATCTCCTGTTTTTTCAGGACCCTGTTCTATAAGTCTGTCTATCTCATCTTGAATTTCATCTACTCTTGTCTTAACTTTTTCATCCGCCCACTCTGGAACTTTTTCGTTTGTAGTTATAGCATAATCTCTTGCTCCTTCCTGTAATTGATTAAACAGAGGACCTGATACAATTACTTCTCCTCCTGTAGTTGTAACTATTTCAACTGTTTTTCCATATTTTTTTAATGCTTCTTCTTTGTTATCAGGCGTGTCGAAATCCCTAACTTCAACATACTGATCCCATGTTACTTCTTCCCCATTGACAAGATAAGGAGGTTTAAAAGGAATTCCAATGAATTCACCGTCAGCATTTAAGTTCGCGTTCCAGTATTCGCTACCTACATCGTCTTCTCCGACAATACCACCAGTGGAGTAGTTTAATGTAGTTTCCGATCTAACGGTGGTTACTACTGGTGTTTCTGTAACACTTAAACCAGAAAGAGTGGTATTTGTTTGATATGTTGAAGTACGATTTGACTTTGTTGTTGGTCTAGTTATTAGAGATTCATTCCATGCTCCATCTTCAAATATCGGTTCTGATCCATCAATAACTTGACCAATACTATTAACAGGCCATATCTTTACTTTTCCGTCTTTTATAAAAGTTTTATATGTGACAACGCTGGAACCATCGTCTGTTTTGACTGTCTGAGTGAGCTCAGTATCCAATTTAATCTCGTTACCATACGTCTCAGTTTGAAATCGAAACTGTTCCGCACTAAGTTCGGTAACTCTTTTATTTTCTTCCGTCATTTTTTCCAGTTAAATGCTCGATACTTTGGATACTTCATGCCATTCCTGTTTATGAATTGTTCCGTAGGAAGTTTAGAAATCTCTCCCCAATCTTCATTTCTAGGAACTTTTAGTAAATTTCCTATACCAGCGTATAGGTATTTGTGCAAGGTATTTTTAGGAACACTAGAACCGCCGCCACTATTTAGTAGGCTTATAGCAACTGCATCACGATAAGATGGATTTACATAGTGTAAATTGCATCCTAAAAACCCATCTCTATAGAATTTTAGTGCTACTGCAAGGGGTTGAGTATCCCAAAATTCATATCTTTCTGGGAAAGATGGACTATATGAGAAGAAAAATAAGTCTCCTTCTGTCACACCAGCAGTGTCACTGGTACTAATATCTGGATTCTGGACACTGGATAATGCCTGTGTGAGAGCATTTACATACCATGCTCCACTTTTATTCTTTTTACCAGCTTGTTGTCTAATATCTTCTGCGATCATGAGATATACCTAAATCGTCTTCGGTCATAATCTTGAATTCATACTTTCTATCAGCACAGTATTGTTCTGCTGCTTCCCACTTCGCTTGATTAATAACCCATGTCTGTACATCATGAGCCCATGCCTTAGTTCTCCTCTTTGGATTCTTAGGTGGAGCTTTACATTGTTTCTTTGGTTTAACTTCAATTACTACAGACCTTTTCTTACCGTTTGCATCTTGATATTTGATAAAGAAGTCGGGAAAGTATCTGTGCATCTTTCTATCTAAAGGATTCTTGTATGGTATCCAGAATTCCTCTGATTGCCATTGACTTATATTCTCTGTCAGATCACAATATTCCATGAACTTTTTCTCCCACAGGGAGCGATAAATGATCTGAGTGGGATCACCTTTATACTTTTTAGTATGTTTTGGTTTAAATTTTCCCTTATAAGCCATATACATAGTATGGTAAGTCATATTTTATTTAGATGACAGAAGTTAACCCTCTATCAAGTTATTTTTCAACTGTAGGGTCGTTTGGAGTTAATCCTTCAAGTGTCAGAGATTTTGCAGAGGTTGTTGGAGAACAGAAATCATCCGCATTGGATACTGGTCAGCAATTTGCGACCAGCTTCCTATCTTCAAGTAAATCTTTCTCTTTATCTAGTTTCTACAAGGTAAGAATAGACTTAGCAGCTGATAGTTCTCAAGGAACTTTGGAACGACATCTATTTCAATCTGGCATATATCACGGTGATAATGGTCTGAATCAAGAAAGATTCTCATTACTGGCAACTGAAGCAGTATTGCCTGGAACATCTTTTGCAACCTCGACAGAGACTGGAAGTAGACAGGGACTAATAGAAAAGTTTGCAGCTCAAAGAACATTCAATGATATTGCAGTTACTTACTACTTGACAGGAGACTATAAAAGTCTTATCATGTTCCAAGAATGGATTAATTACATAAACCCACTATATGCTAGCGGTCATAATGTAACAAATGAAGAAAAAGTAGCTGGTGTTGAGGAATTTAAGTCGGCCGTAAGTGCAGACTCTACGGGATATCCAGAAGGTAGACATCTAGCAACAAATAATTTTTTCAGACATAGATATCCAGCTCAATACAAGAAAACGATGTCTATAACTAAATTTGAGAGAAATATAGACACCACTCCCTTTGAAAGCAAATATGCACCACAAGCATTGAGTTATAAGTTCATCAATGTCTTTCCTACGTCTATACAGGATGTCGCATTATCTTATGCAGAATCTCAAGTATTACAAATAACAGTTAACTTTGCTTACGATAGGTATGTTATGGTGAGAAGTGACTCACTTGTAGGATACTCAAATGAATCTTCTCCAAGTAACAAAACTGAAAATAATAGTCAGAAGTTGAATGTATTAGATAATGATAACAGCAAAGAAAAAGTAGTTACTACAGCAAAATAGCTTCAAAAACCCTTCTAAATAATAACGAATAATTACATATTATGCCTTTACCAAAAATTACGACCTCTGAGTATGAGTTGGAATTGCCATCAAGCGGAAAGACGATTAAGTACAGACCGTTTTTGGTTAAAGAAGAGAAGATTCTGATTCTTGCTTTAGAGAGCGGAGACCAAAAAGAGATTACTAATGCAGTTAAGCAAGTAATCAAAGAATGTGTTATCACAAAAGGACTCAAGATAGACACTCTGCCTGCCTTTGACATTGAATACTTGTTCTTGAATATTCGTGGAAAGTCTGTAGGTGAATCTATTGATCTTCTCATTACATGTGGTGATGACGGAAAAACAGAAGTGAGTGTCAATGTTCCTATTGCTGACATTCAAGTAGTAAGATCAGAAGACCACACAACAAAAATTGAGATTGGTGATGGTTGGATTGTAAAGATGAAGTATCCTTCTCTTGCTCAGTTCATTGATAATAATTTCAGTGATGGTGAGGACACGATTGAAAAATCATTCCAAGTTCTCTCTAGTTGTATTGAAATGGTTTACAATGATGAGGAGATGTTTGCTGCATCTGATTGCACCAAGAAAGAGTTAAAAGAATGGGTCGAATCATTGACTTCACAACAGTTCCAAAAACTTGAGAAATTCTTTGAGACTATGCCTAAGTTGTCACACACACTGACTGTGACTAATCCAAACACCAGAAAAGAGAACACTGTAGTATTAGAGGGCTTAGCCGATTTTTTCGCCTAAGTATGTCTCATATCAATCTTGAGACATA